GAGCGCTTGGAGTCTTTGGCCTGGCAATCGTGTTTGTGGGATTTGATCATTGGTGAGTCCTCCATTTGTCGGAAAATTCTACATTGCGGGGTCAGAATGGATGCCCTTCCTCATCAAAAAGCCATTCCGTCGCGCGGAAGTATTCCTCAATGGTTTCGTCGGATAGAAGAAAATCGTGTTCGTCCTCCAATCGGCGGTAGATCCAGCGCATAAAATCGCGGAGAATGTCCGCCAGATCTTCGGCCGTGTCGGAGTCTGCATCGTCTCCATTGCGGAACACGTCAATAGACGTGCAATATTCGTGGTAATAGTGCCCTCTATGCGTGACATTTGCGGTGAGCTGGAAAAAATTCCTCCGCTGAAGCTCAAAAAGCCTATCGGCGATGGAATGCAGCTCGTCGTCTAGTGGCGCATATTCTCGGATCCGCTTGTGTGCGCCCTTGGCGTATTCGTAGGATCCTTCAAAACATGCGCCATCGCCTTGAGAGTAGAAGCCGGAAAAATAGATTGCCGGCGAATACTTGCTTCGCCTATCAATCTCGATGCCAAGGATTTTTGCGATTTGGTCAGCGTCGTAATAGACAGAATCCCACCAGTCATAGTCGAGCGCGCCTTGCCGATACCAATCTCGCGCGGCCTCTTTCGCGGATTCCGACAATTCGTCGTATGTGTAGGCGGTATGCGTCAATGTGGTAGGCATTTTGGTTTCCTCCATTTTAGTTGATCTGGGAGATTGTCACGTTGATGACCGTGCGCGGCTTTTCGGTTTCGCGCGAGATCAGCGCGCGCCCGATTTTTCGACGCTGGCCAATGGCGAAATTTTCCGCGGCCGCTCGATTGCGTGCGTCATAGTGGCTTTCGGATCCATCGTCATAGTGTGTCGTCACGCGCCACGTGCGCGGTTCCTTGGCCATGGCTTCCAGTTTTGCGCGAATGTCGATCATTCTCGGTTCCTCCGTTTGGCGGGGCTTAGATGCCCCGCTCCAATTTGTTACGCGTTGTTCCATTCAAAGATTTCAACGTCATAGTCGGTCCCGAAGCAAACCTTGCGATATGCCGCGACCTCCCTCGCCGCCCCGTCGATGTACACGGACCGCCTACCAAACAGGACTGAGCCAAATACTTCGCGTTGGCGCGCCGCCGGGATCTTGCCATAGAACGTGCCGGTTTCAGATCCCGTCTCCTCTAACAGGAACGTACGAATTGCATTCGATTCGATTGTCGTCGCCATGGTTCGGTTTCCTTCGGTTTGTATGCGATTATGTTGTGCAGTATAAAGGCGTATCATCCTACAGTCAATGGGGAAAGGTAAATAGATGTCAAACAGCGTGCCGCGGGATCCTCTTACGCCATCCAAGGTGGCTAACATGTTGGAAAATCAAGGAATTTCGCTTTCAGAAAAGCAATTTTTAATGATCTATTACTATCTCCAGGGCGCCACCAAGACTGAAGCATGTGTGAAGGCCGGCCTTCGCCCGGAGAGCGCGACAGTCCTCTTCGGCGGCAAAAAAGTGCAGGCGGCAATCGCGGCGGTGCTGGAGACATTCCTGGTGGCCGACGCCGCGCCGGCGGCCTTGCGCGTCCTCTATCAGATACTGCACGATAACCGGGCGGCGCCTGGCGTGCGCGTGCAGGCGGCAAATTCGCTGCTCGATCGAGCCGGATTCGACGCCAAGCGCCTAGCGCAAGCAGTCAATGGCGGAGACAAGCTCGATTCCGAAAAGACTGCCGAAGAGCTACGCGCCGAGATCGCCGCGCTTGAGCGCGAATTGAGCAATCGAGCGCGTGACGTGACGCCAGCATCGCCGAATGACGCGCCAAATGACGCGCCAATTGACCAGCAAATCATTGATATCTTTGAGTAAGTCACCGCCTAGCCAAGGCGGAGACGTACTCGGGGCGTTGTCGGGATTCCGACCTCGGGGCGGCCATGCAGCACCTCGGGGCGACCTCGGGGCGGCCCCGCCCCCTGGCCCCCTCCCGGAGCGGGAAGTGCGAAGCCTGCGCAGGCCGCTCTACTAAATTTTGGATTTTTAGAAGTTTTTGCTCTTGCACAAGACACGACACCGTGCTACACAAGGACATCCCTCCATCGGGCGATCGGGGTCGTTTTCGGTTTCCTCCCCCGATCGCCTCCCTGGAGGGGAGAGTCCTCCTCCCATCTCCCAAGCGTTACTTTGGTTTGTGTTGGTCACGCGCTGGGAACGACTTGACGGTCTTACAACCAGCAAACTCAAAGAAGGGGGTGTTTTCACCCCCTTCTTTTTCCCAACCCCATGAGCCCTTCCAAGTCTGGCATGAGCGCCCGAGGCAGTTGCCGGTCTCTCTGCGCCGTCTGCATCGCGAGCATTGTGGCCTGAAGCGGATCGCCGACCCGCTGAGGCGTCGGAGCTTCCTGCTCGCCTCCGGAGACCTGCTGCTCCATCTGAGGCGCCACCTGCACGAACGCTGCCGCCAGCGGGCTGGTCGGCGAAGCGGGAGCTTCCGGGGCGTCTTGCGCTCCGGTCGGCATGAACCCGAGAGCGGGACCGCCGCCCCCTCCCCCGACCATGGCCGGAGCCGCACCACCAGCCGGCCCTTGGCCTCCACCGCGATTGCCCTGAAGCTCGATGTGCCACGGCTCGTTGGCCAGGGGGAATGCCAGGCCGAACTGGCCGGCGTTCTGGTGGACCCACGCCTTGGCCGCGTCGTTAAGGAACTTCAGGTCCGCCGCGGTGCCGTGGTTATGGAAGCTCCGTCCAGGAGGAGCGACCCATTTGCGCGCCTTTTCCGGCGATCCGTACTTTTGCAGCGCCTGTTCCCAGAGCTGCTTCTGGCGCTCGGGCGAGCGGAAACCGGAGTTGATCCGGATGTTTTGCTGTATCTCGGGCGGGGCGGATGCGATCAGCGTTGTCAAGGCGTTCAGGAAGTCCGGGTTCATGCCTGTGAAGCTGTCTGGACGCATTGCCCCGCCGATGGCGAACTTGGAAAGGTCGATGGCCATGTGGCGTACTCCAAGGGGCTTGTTAAGACTGCATTTCGTGTCGTATTATATGGAAAGTTCGCGAATTTGAAACGTCCAACACTGGTTCGACAATGGCGCAGCCACCTCCCTACGATCGGTCGTACAATTTTCACGACTACCAGGCGGAAAACCCGCTCAAGCCCCTCCCCGCCGACAAGCTCGACGAGGAGTTCTCGCGCGTAAAGACGACGCTAGACGCCGTGCTCCAGAACCTCGCGCTGATTCAACGCGATGATACGGCCCTGGCCAACAAGTCGGTCGGGTACGACCAGTTGAAGGATGAGATCCAGCTTGGGTTCAACCCGCCGACAGACTGGATGGCGAACCACAACTACGTGGCCCGCGACACCGTTTTCGTGGACGTGTCCATCTATCGGTGCCTGGTGTCGCACATTTCGTCCAACGACTTCGAGGACGATCTGAACGCGGGGTACTGGGAGCTCGTCGTTGACTTCGCCAGCGTACAGACGGCCGCGATCGCGGCTCGTGATGCAGCGCTTCAGGCTCAGGCGGATGCGGAGGCTGCGCAACAGGCCGCCGAGGACGCCCGCGACGACGCGATCGCAGCCAAGAATGACGCCGAGGGGTTCAAGAACGACGCCGAAGCAGCCCGAGATGCTGCGGCCGGATCGGCAAGCTCTGCGCTTTCCTCTGCGTCCGCTGCTTCGGCTAGTGCCTCGACGGCTGCCACCCACGCGAGCAACGCTTCGAACTCCGCTTCAGCAGCTTCCTCGTCGGCCAGCTCGGCCAACAATGCGAAGGTCGCTGCGGAGAACGCAAGGGATGCCTCCGTGGTGGCCCAGGGACTGGCCGAAGCCGCCCAGGCGGGCGCTGAGCAGGCTCAGGCGGATGCGGAGGCCGCGCAACAGGCTGCCGAGGACGCCCGCGACGACGCCTTGCAGGCACAGGCGGACGCCGAATCGGCGCGGGATGCGGCTATCGGCGCCAAGAATGACGCCGAGGCCGCGAAAACCGCCTCGGAATCGGCCAGGGATGCCTCTGTTGTGGCCAAAGGACTGGCCGAAGCCGCCCAGGCTGGCGCGGAGGCTGCGCAACAGGCTGCCGAGGACGCCCGCGACGACGCGATCGCGGCCAAGAACCAGGCTGAGGGGTTCAAGGACGACGCCGAGGCCGCCCTGGACGATTTCAATGGCAGGTACCTTGGCGCCTACGCGGCGGATCCAGTTGGCACGCTCGCCGGCCAGATGTACTTCAACACCACGACCAACCTGATGATGGTCTATGACGGGGCGTCGTGGGTTCAGGTGACCTCCGGCGCGGACATGGTAGCCTCCGTCTACGACCCAACCGGGGTGGCCGCTGATGCCTTCAACATGGACAATATGGTTGAGGGGGCGTCGAACAAGATCCTGACCGCTGCTGAGCGGGCTGACATTGCTGCCAATACATCGGCGCGGCATTCGCATGGCAACAAAGCAGTTCTGGACGCCACCGAGCAGGCTTTCACGACCACACTCAAGAACAAGTTGGACGGGGCGTTGCAGAGCAGTGGCGGCACGATGTCGGGACCGCTGACGCTTTCTGGCAACCCCACGAACGCCCTGCACGCGGTGACCAAGCAATATGTGGACGGTAATTTCGTTTCGTTTTCACAGGCCCAATCCCTGACCCCTACCCAACAGGAGCAGGCGCGGGAGAATATAGGGATTTATCGAGTAAGTGATATTTCCTCGATCAAGGATCTGGATCCCAATCAGGTCAAGTCTGTCTATCTCGATAGTGGGGGACGGTCGGGGGAGTTTGTGTGGACTCCGGGAGACCACTCCGCAGTGGTTGCGGCTGACACCCTTAACGGGCTGTACATAGCGCCCAATTCAGACCCATCTGGTGCCAGCGGTGCGTGGGTAAGAAAATTTGATGGTGATGAGGCGCTGGTTGATTGGTGGGGTGCCGTAGGCGATAAGAATATGGATTGCTCTGCGGCCTTTCAGGCTGCTGTAGACACTTTGTCTGCGAGGATCGTTGGAGGATCCTTTGGGGGGACGCTTGTCTTAGGCGTTGGTGATTACCGCCTCGGTACGAAAGTAGACTGGAAGCCGCGCGTTTCCATGCGAGGCTCGGGACGTAATTCGACCTACATTCGCTCTTTGGGCGAGTCAATTACGAACATGATAAACGTTGAGAATATCTCAACGGGCGGTGTGTCATTCAAAAGCTTTACGATAGTTGGGGCCGCTCTCCAGACCTACGCTTTTGCAGTAGGGTCCGTGCTGGAAGAGACTTCAGGACTGGTATTCGAGGATATTAGATTTATCCAACATATCACGTCTGTCCGTCCTCTCCACACGTATGCGATGTTCGATGGCACATTCAAAGATTGTCGGTTTGATCAGTGCGACCGAGGTCTTATCGTTGCCGGGTCTCAGATCAACATTGAAAACTGCTCTTTTTCGCAGAACAGCTACGGCGTCGTCATACGAAAACATGTCGCCCCTTCTATCGGTGGCGGGAAATTCTTCGGCGGGGTGTTTGCGGGGAATACCTTCGATGTTGTGCTGGATGGAGATATGATCAGGCCAACTGCTTTCTACGGCACATGGTTCGAAGGAACCAAGACTTCTGTCATAGCGCAGATCAATGCGCCTTCGGTACTGCTCTTACTGGGTCTTGTATTCAAAGATTGCTTGTTCCAGCCCGCCGCTAGCGCTTTGGGTGCCGGCTTCGCGCTGATGGGGAATTGGGCTGGTCGGATGGCTGTTGAGAACTGCACGATCTACCAAACCCCGAAAGCCGGGGCTGACGTGCCTGGATCTGGCTGGACGGCCCCTCAAACAGGAAGAGCACGATATACCGTGTATGGAACAATCCTGACGGACGGTACAAAGGCAGGCACCCTTAAGAGGGCGGACGTGGATATCGGATAACCGCTGCCGCAGGAAGTGAGATGTCGAACGGGTCTGAATTGCTGCGGGACAAGGAAAGGCTGATCCGGCTCAAGAAGCGGGAACTCGCGCTCCTTGAGGGTCGCGAGAGCCTTCTGCGCTACTGCGAGCTCCAGTTGCCGGACCCGAGCGACCCGGAGAACCCGGACCTGTCGCGGTTCGAGGCCACGCCGCAGGCCATCGTGCTCTGCCAGATCATGGAGAAGGTCGAGCGCGGCGAGCTCAAGCGGGTGGCCGTGTCCATTGGCCCGCAGCTCGGCAAGTCCGAAATAATCTCCAGGCGGTTTCCGGCATGGTGCGCCGGCCGCAACCCGTACCGGAACATGATCCTCGGTACGTACAACCAGACGTTCGCCGAGGAGTTCGGCGCGGACGTGCGCCGCAGCATCGAAAGCCCGCTGCACCAGGCGGTGTTCCCAGACCACCGGCTCACCAAGGGAGCGCTGGACCTCCTGATCACGACGAAGGGCGGCAAGACGGCGTTCGTCGGTGTCGGAGGCTCCGGTACGGGTAAGCCGGCAGACTTCTTTGTGGTGGACGACCCGATCCGGTCGGACGACGACGCGCAGAGCCAGCTGTACCGTGACCGCATCTGGAAGTGGTTCAACTCGGTGGTGTTCACCCGTCTGCACTCGAAAAGCTCGGTTGTTGTCGTACACACCCGCTGGCACGAGGATGACCTGATTGGCCGGTTGTGCGACCCGAACCACCCGGAGCGCAACAAGGAGTACAAGGGCATTGCCGACAACTGGACCTACATCAATCTGCCGGCAGTGGTCGAGGATCCGGAGCTTGCGGAGCGGCTTGGTCTGAAGCTGGAGGTGCCGACGGACCCTCGCGTGATCGAGCAGTTCGGGGCTAAGCCCATGTCCGCGCTGTGGCCGGAGCGCAAGGGGCTGGAGTTCCTGGCCGAGGCCAAGCGCATGGACCCGCGCACGTTCCAGGCGCTCTACATGGGTTCGCCGACCCGAGAGGACGGTGAGTATTTCAAGAGCGATTGGATTGTCGAGTATGACCAGGAGGAGCTCCCCGACAACCTGGTGATCTATGGCGCATCGGACCACGCGGTGAGCACCAAGCAGTCTAACGACTACACGGTCCTCGGCTGCGTCGGCGTGGACGCGCACGACAACATCTGGATCCTGCCGGATCTGGTGTGGGACCGGATGCAGACGGACAGGACGGTGGAGGAGTTGCTTACTCAGTTCAAGGTCCACCAGCCGCAGCTGTGGTGGATGGAAAGCGAGAACATCTCCAAGGCGTTCGGCCCATTCCTGCACAAGCGGATGATTGATGAGCGGATCTACGTGACGATCGACCCTGTTACGGTGTCCAAGGACAAGGCCACCCGCGCCAGAGCCATTCAGGGCCGGATGAGCATGAAGAAGGTCCGCTTCCCGCGGTTCGCGCCATGGTATCAGGACGCAAGGAAGCAACTGCTGCGCTTCCCCCACGGCGCGAATGATGACTTTGTGGACTGGCTGGCCCACATCGGCCAGGGGCTGCTCAAGATCCGCAGTGCGCATCCGATGGCAGCGAACGAGAACCGGCCGCGCACCGGGTCAATCGAGTGGATCATGCAATCGGCGCTCAAGCGCGCCAGACAGGAGCAGCGGATGAAGGCCGCTGAAGGTTGGTAATGGCAGAGGAATACGATTTCGAGCGCACGGACGGACCGGAGCCAACCGAGTCCCGCAAGGCACTGGTGGCCGAGTGGCTCGGCAAGATCGAGAAGGCCCGCAAGGCCCGCGAAAAGACGTTCAAGGAAATGCGCAAAGCCCAGGACTTTGCGATGTACGGGGCCGACAAGAAGTGGCGCGACGCCGGCAAGTACACGGTGCCGATTCTGCCGCGCTACATCAACCAGACGGTCGCGCAGCTCTACGCGCGGAACCCGAAGACGATCTTCAAGCGCCGCCAGCGGCTTGAGTACAAGCTGTGGGATGGCCGGCTCGACACGCTCCAGGCCGCGATGCAGATGGCGCAGATGGGGGATGTTTCCGCCGCGGCCATCCTGGCCGAGGTCGCCCAGGTGCGCCAGCGCAACGAGTCCATCGAGCGCATGGGCAAGACCCTTGAGATCCTGTACCAGTATTTCATTGACGAGCAGTCCACCGGCTTCAAGGAGCAGTTGAAGGCGACGGTCCGCCGCGCCAAGGTCTCGAAGGTCGGGTGGGTCAAGATCGGCTTCCAGCGCCTGCTCGAACCTCGCCCCGGCGTGATCGACAAGATCGCGGACGCCACGGACAAGATTCGGGCGACCGAACTCGCCCTGGCCAAATTGCAGGAAGGCAGCGACGAGTACGCCGAGACAAGCGCGAAGCTCGAACAGCTCAAGCTCAACCTGGCCGACCTCGAACGCGACAAGGAGGTGGTCGTCCGTGAGGGCCTGGTGTTTGACTTCCCGAAGTCCGACCAGATTATCGTGGATACGGCTTGCACCCATCTCCGGACCCTGACCGGGGCGCGCTGGATCGCGCACCTGTACGAGCGGTCGCCGGAGGATATCGAGAAGATTTACGGCGTCGATATTCGGGGCAAGTTCCGCGCGTATTCCAGCCGGAATGACAAGGAGTGCGACGAGAAGCAGGACGGCGCCTACGCCCGTGTCTACGAGGTGTGGGATAAGGAGAACCTCCAGATGTTTGTCGTCTGCGAGGGGTACCCGGATTTCCTCCAGGAGCCGGCAACGCCGGACATCTACATCGAGCGGTTCTGGCCGTTCTTCCCGCTGGTGTTCAACGAGGTCGAGCACTACGACGAGATCTACCCGCTGTCCGATGTCGAGCAGGCCAAGGACATCCAGGAGGAGTACAACCGCTCCCGCGAGGCTCTGCGCGAGCACCGTATTGCGGCGCGCCCGTACTGGGTGGAGGCGGCCGGGTTGTCGGAAGAAGAGAAGGTCAAGCTCGCCGATCATTCGGCGCATGAGGTGGTCTCGCTCAAGACGCTGGTGGCTGGCCAGAGGATCGAGGATCTGATCCAGCGGGGGCCGACCGCGCCGATCGACCCGAACCTGTACGAGCTGGAGAGCCATTTCAACGACTTGCTTCGCGTGGTTGGCTACCAGGAGGCGCAGATCGGGGCGGTGTCCGGCGCGACGGCGACGGAAAGCTCGATCGCACAGCAGGCGCAGTCGGCGTCGCAGTCCGACCAAACGGACGACATCGACACCCTTCTGACCGAGCTCGCCAAGGCCGGTGGCCAGATCCTGCTCCAGCACATGAGCAAGGACACGGTTGTCGAGATCGTCGGAGAGGGCGCCGTCTGGCCCGATCTTCCGCAGACGCGGGAGGAGGCAGCGAAGGAGATCTACCTGGAGGCCCAGGCCGGAAGCACCGGCAAGCCGAACCAGGCGGCGTCGCTGGCCAACATGGAGCGTGCGGCACCGTGGCTCGTGCAGCTTCCCGGCGTCAACCAGGAGCCGCTGGTGCGCAAGTACGCCGAACTCCTCGACATTCCGATGGAGGAGCTGTACGCCGAGGGCATGCCGTCCATCACGGCGATTAACGCGATTCTGTCCCGTGGCGCGGGGAACCCTGGGGAGAACCCGACAGGCGACCCGACCACGGACCCCAATATGCAGGGCGGAGCCGGCGCCCAGAACGCCGAGAACCCGCAGGTTGACGAACCTGGCCCGCAGCCGGGGTACCCGGCTCCGGGCGTTGCTTGACTTGCGTGTAGGATTATGAGAAAAGTTGTCGGTAACGACAATTCGTCGTTAAGGAGCTTGACGTATGACCGTTTCGTCAACGGACGCCGCTGAGAACATCAGCACTGATCTTGAAAACCATGACGTATCCGCGGAGTCGTCTACCGCACCAGATGGCGTAAAGGGCATCATGGACGTGGTGAACACCACGCTCGGAGAGGCCCCGGAGGACGCGCCGACCTCCATGGAGCAGGGTTCGGAAGAACCTGCCCCCGAAAATCCAGCCGACGACCAGCAGCCCGCTGAGGAAAACGA